ATAAATTATATGTTTCTATCAAACAGCATTTTAATATAAGTTCAAACTACAACTACACAACATATAACGGTGCTACTAGAAATGTGAACGAAAGCACGTATAATAGAAGAAAGGATAAGTTCTACTTCGAGGCCATTGGCAGGAAGAAGAAGGGTGATTTGTTACAATTCTATGTTGCTAATTTTGTAGTTGGTGATGGTCAATGGATTGGTGATATGTATAACCAAGAATCAGAAAGTGTGTTCTTTGGTTGGAAACGTATCATTGAATCTCTAACATACCTATTCACCGAAGACCTTAAACTCATTAAAGAATTCTTAGACGAAAGGGAAATGACTTTTGACGAACTGTTCACTATCACGGATGGAGGGCATCCTATTATTTTTAGGTTTGTTGAACAAAAAATGATTAAGGTAGAAACATATATTATAATGGATTCTGTATTACGTTTCAGCAATAAGTTTAAAACTACTATTGAAGACGAATTTGTATATCCTGTAGTTCAATATAAGTTTGATAGATATGCTGAGTTTATGAATTTTGATACTACTAAGTTTGGCAAAATAATGAAGAAAATATTTACATAAAAACTTGACTTTTAACAATAAATGGGGTATAATAGAAGTATGGAACCAAAAATACATAGCAACGAAGAGTGTGGGATTAAATGTGAGGCACTCAAAACAATTTTAACTCAAATTCAGCAGAATGCTGCGATGGATAACAACTATTCAATCCGTCACCTTGCTGAATCTGGGTTAGATTTAATCAGAGATTTGAAAAATGAAATTGATGATTAATAGTAAGTATAAATAGATTATAATATAATAATACACGTAGGAGTATATGATGAGTGAAGAAGTAAATATCCAAAACACAGTGAAGATTGACGGTAAAGATTACGATGTAGCAACACTGCCTGATGTAGCAAAGATCGCTATTGAACATTTAGTAGCAATTGACAAAGAAGTACAACGACTAGAAATGGCACGTGCTGGGTTTGCACAGGCAATTAAGTCTATTATGGATAGTGATGAAGCACCTGAACCAATCGGTGGAACAGAAACAACAGAAGAATTCGTACCAGAAGACGCATAAAACAAAACTAGAGGGTTGTGGAATACCTCTATAAAAACATTCCGTAAAACAATCAACAGGTAATTATACCTCAAATCAAATAGGAGAAGTAATATGGGTTTCTCAGCCTTAAAGAAAAGAAGTAAGTCAACGAAGAATGTATCAGAGATGATGGAAAAATTGAACAAAGCATCAGGTGCTGGTTCAAATTCATACATAGATGATAGATATTGGAAATTGGAAAGAGATAAGACGGGTAATGGTTATGCTATCATTCGTTTCTTAGACGCACCAGACGGTGAAGACTTTCCATTCGTCAAAATGTACACACATGGTTTTAAAGGACAAGGTGGTTGGTACATTGAAAACTCACTAACAACAATCAATAAACAAGACCCAGTCTCAGAAGCAAACTCTGAATTATGGAATTCAGGTATTGATTCTAATAAAGATATTGCACGTAACCGTAAACGACGTTTACAGTTTGTGTCTAATATCTACGTTGTTAAGGATGCTAAGTTCCCTGAAAATGAAGGTAAAACTTTCTTGTTTAAATACGGAAAGTCTATCTTTGATATGATTCAGGCAGCAGGTGCTCCAGAGTTTGATGATGAAACACCAGTAAACGTGTTTGACTTATTCAACGGTGCTGACTTTAAATTAAAAGCACGCAAAGCAGATGGATTTATTAAATACGATAAGTCTGGTTTCGAAGAACCTTCTCAGTGGTTATCTGGCGAAGAAGAAATGGAAACTTTATATAATGGATTGTATTCATTAGACGCAGAGATTGCGGAAGATAAGTTTAAAACTTATGATGAGTTGAAAACTAAGTTCCTACGTGTAACAGGTGGTTCGGCAGAATCTTCTAGTTTCACTGCTGAATCTGTTTCCGCAGAACCGACTCCAGTAGCAGATGTTAGTGGTCAAAAGGACGAAATTCCTTGGGACACTAATCACCCTGATACTGCAGAGTCAACGGAAGATGATACAATGAGTTACTTTGCTAAGTTAGCAGACGGTTAAGTTTAAAACCTAAACCAAAAGAAAGGAGGCAATTGCCTCCTTTTTTACATTTGATTACGCAAAGTACATTGACGAACCAATTCCACTCGGTAGTGTAGGGGCATGGGCGGTTGAACTAATAGCAACAACCGTCGGGGAAGAATTAGTATTAGTTGTGTTATTATTAATAACAGTCGCACCACCTCCACCAGCTCCAGTTCCACCAGATGCCATTTGAGGAGTTAAGTTTGTATAAGAATCAAAATTTTTCATCATTTGTAATAATCTATGATCAATGGGTGTTAAATCGTCTGGATCAAATTCCCTTCCTGTTGGTAACATTCCTTTTTGTTGTAAATTGTAAGGGTTGCTAAGTTTTTTAGTACCAAGGTTCCAAGTACCATCTGCATGCTTTCCGTACTTTTTCTTTAATAGATTTTTTGTTGGCAACCACACCTTGTTATAGAGTTTAAGCATATCTTTAAATACTTCTTTACTCATTCCTTTCGGTGAAGAGTTTTTCTGCAATTGATAATTATCAGTTTTAGAATATTGTAATGCCTTTGCCATATCTAATGGCATCTGTGGCATTAGCCCAATATTTCTGTCCTTATTGATAACACCCTCTTGAGTGAATAGCATATCACTTTTTGTCTTATTACCAGTCGGAAGACTGTTGTTCTGTTTCATATACTGAAGAAGTTGCATATCAAGAACTTCTTGTGAACCCATTGTTTCAGAATTTCCCCAACGAGTATCGTCATCTCCAAACTTATTAGACGAGTGGCCTATTACACCTTTGCCCACCAATGAGTCTATATAATTATCACCATCTTTCCAATACGCATGTGCTTTGCCACCAAATAGTGCCGTCATTATAAACTCACCAATACCACCACTGTCTGATTTTTTCAATCCATTTCCTGCATGAGCTCCACCATTAGGAGTGCCATCTGCGTTCCTAGGAAATTTATTATTGACTTTCGTCTTAATCATATTTTGGACAGGTGCCTTCTTGCCAACCAATAGTCCAAATATTTTAGATAACCAAGTTTCTGCGTGGGTGTCGTGTACATATGCAGAGCCGGGGGTAGCCATCATACCTAACACTTTATCGTGTAATTTTTTATCTGCTGTGACACCGTCAATGCCTTTTACTAAGTTTTCATTTTTATCACCACCCATTAAACTCACCGGAGTGCCGTCTTCTGCGTATGCTGGACTTCCATCTTGACCAACTAAGCCGGATTTTAGTTTATCCATATATTCTCTATTGGTGAGTTTATCTTTACCAATACCAATCCAGTTTGACCCTCCACCAGAATCGAGTTGTCGTTTTCCGTCCATTTCTCGGTCTATCTCAAGAAATCCTTCGTATATTTCTCTAATCATGAAGATGGCACCAGCAAGAGCTACAACCCAGCCGACTGGGCTGGAGAATAATGGTAACATGAAAGGTAGCCTTGCTGCAATAATTTTCAGGAAAGGTTTAATTCCATATGTCTTAATTAACCTTTTACCCAAAGCCACAACCTTTTTTAGAATTGTCCAAGCGCCGACGGTTGCGACTGATGAAGCGGCAATCGCGGTTTTTGGATTCTCAAGGGCAAATGACATTAATCCCATGTTTTTACCAACACCAGCACCTAAGTCCCCTCCAGTTTTAACACCTTGTCCTGGACTTAATTTTCCCTGTAAGTCGAGTGTTTCTTCTCTGGACGTAACTATTTCTCGTTTGTCTGATTTTAAGTCTCTGGTATTCCAACCTTTTAGTAATTTAAAAATACCCTCGATACCATCACAACAACCACCACTACTTCCTGCGCCTTGGGATGGTAGATTTTCTGACTGCGGCAATAATTGCCCACCTGGAAAGAATTTACCACCTACATCAACACCACCTTTTGGTGCTCTTTGTTGTTGGTATAATCCACCACCAGTAGAATCTGTTTCACCAGTAGAATCTGTTTCTGGTATTCCTCCAAGTAGACCGTTTAGTAATGTTCCTGCAGGTAATTCTAATTTACTTTTGTTTAGTGTCTGGTCCCAACCTTCTTTTTTGGATATATCCTTTAGTTCCTCCATCATAGCTATGGAGGTGTTGTAGCGTGCATCTTCCATAATCTTTTTTAATGCAAGAATTTTTGGGTCTTGTTTATCTAAATCTAATTCAGCATTTTGCTTGACTTTGACATTAAATTCGGAAAGGTTGCTGAACCCCTTATCGCCAAAGAGATTTGTATTTTCTCTTCTAAACACCGACTCCAACTCAGATTCCCTTTCTAAGGCTAACCCTCGTTCTTTAGACATCCTAGCTAGTCTGTGTTCTGGAGCCTTACCTTTGTCACCAACTAGTACACTATGTATTCTAACTAATTCTTTTGTGATAGAAGTCGTAGCGACCCAGTTTTGTTGAGCCATGTGCAACATCTCACCTTGCATACTTTTTGTTTTTTTATTTTGCTTTTCACCATCCGTGTGGATTAATTCTTGTTTGATGAATTGTTTACGCTGAGCGAAGATTTGTTGTATTTGAAAAGCACTTCTGACATTATGGTGTTTTTCTCTCCGGCCAAAAATCTCTCTGTGTTGTTCTTCTTGTTGCTTCTTGAGACCAAGAATACCTTCTGAGTGAATTTCATTATTTTTATCATGGTGTTTTCGGTTTTCTTTCTTTTCAGCAGCATCACCTTCACCTTGTTTATCAAATTTTTCAATAAGGTTAGATATCCCTCCCAAAAGTTCTTTGATGGAGCCGGCACCACCCTTAATCATTGCGGATGTCATCGCTAAACTAGTTAATGTTTCTTGTCCCATTTTATTTCCTATTGATTTCTAAGAGCTGCTGTTTCTATTCTATCTCTTTCTTGTTCTAAATGAGTTTCTAATAACGAAATATATATTTGCCTCTCAAATGGTATCATTCCATTTAAGTCTGATAATGAGTAATTGTGGTGTTGCATGAGTTGAAAGTTAGTCTGATAATGGTTAATCAAACTATCTTCACTCATGCAAATTCGAAAAAACTATTAATTCCTTCAAATACAATATCCTCAGTATATCCACATTTCTTACATTTATAAGGCGCAGTATGTTTTAAAACAGGCTGGTCTTGGAAAAACTTTTGTACTTTGACGAAGTTTATCTCTGTCAAATTTTCTATAAATTCTAATAATTCTTGCTTTGGAGTTTCACTTGCTTTATATACCTCGTTTTTATCGAATATATAATCAATAGAATCTACTATTATTTTAAACGTCTTGGTAATTTGATCCTTTTCCCCTTCGTGTAAATTATGTATTTTTGCGGAAAGGTATTGAAATTGAATTCCTACGTCTTCAGTCAACATCACTTTGGAGTTATCTTCTTTTGGAAATATAACTTTAACTTCGTCTAGGTTGATGTGGACCGAGTTCATTTCACCACACGTCTCGTCGTCCACTGTATTCAAACATGCGTAGCTAGGTTCTATTTCTTCTCCTCTACTTTTTGACCTTATATTTAAAAACAAATATTCAATATCAAATTGAGTCAATTTAGTTACATCTAATTTACCAAAGGTACACACATCAACAATTCTAATTGTGGTCTCTTGTATTCTTTGATCTAAAGTTTCTTCATCACCTTCCATTGCGGTTAATAATATCTTTTCTTCTTTTACTAAAAATGGTCTGAATTTAACAGAAACATTAGTTGATGGTATTTTCAATTCATATATTGGGGTTTCAATATTTGGTAGCATAATATATCCTTTATCATTATTTAATTTATTGTAACTATTTATATGTCAATTTTAATCTTGACCAGTTGGTGGTGGCGGTGGTGCTGGTTGATTTTTAAATAGCTCGCCAGTTTCTCGATCCTCGTAAAACATCTCACCACTAGTGCCAAATCCAAATTTAAAATCTAAATCATCTTTGCTATTTCCAATTGCGGTATCTGTCGGTTCTGAAAAGAATGCCTTAATAATTTGCTTGTCTTCGGCTTCGATATAATACACACCACCGTCTGGTAGTGGATTGTTTTTATTACTGTAATCAAGAAAGTCTCTAGCGTCATTTTCATTTTCGAAGTGTTGCATACCCATAAATGTTTTTTTATCATTCGGTCCAACCGATTTATTGTCAAAATACTCTTCAATCACTGCCGACTTTTCTTCTTCATGTAATTTATCATTGTATCGTTGTTTATTTTTTAGATAATTTTGTTCATTTGGGTATGGTATGTATGTTGTAGTAATGTATGACCCATAATCAGTATAGTCTACTCCACCAGATTTAGCCATTGTAGACGGTTCAATCATGTTGTCTTTATGTAAGAAAGAATATGCTGGTTCTCTAGCAGAAATTTTATCTACCCCATTCTGGCTCACTTTCGTGGTACCACTTGGATAAAAGCCACCACCAAACGTTGACTTAGTATATTTATTTATGTCGTCGTCGAAAAAGATTGTTCCGTGAGGATGTTCGCCGGTGCCCTGTGAGTCTGTATCAACACCGTATGGTTTATCAGAAGCAGTTGCTCTTCCATCAATATGCTGTGGTTCAAACCCTACAATTGCGTCACCAATACCTGACTTATTCTCTAATTCAGCAGCTATCTCCGCCTGTCCAATTTCAAAATTCTTTGATTGTTCTAGTTGAGTATCGAGTGCGTCGTCGTTGTATTTAAAGTGAGAGTGGTCTACGGCTTCATTGATGGGTTCTCTGATAAATACTGGCCCTTCACTATTGAAGTCTTTGGTTGTTGCGTCACTACCCCAACTACTACTAAAATCATCCATCATTATGCCACCCATTCCATTACCTATATCCATATTCCAATCA